GGCTATGGGTTACGACCGCGACCTCGTCGAGAAGCACGCCGGCGAGAATGAGCTGGACGTCGACCGCGAGGTAAGCAACCGCTTCCAAGATTTAGAGGCAGCCACCGGCGTTGATCCGGCCGACCCGACTTTGCGCTCGGTCATTTACCACGAGTGCATTATGAACGTCGACTTCGACGGCGACGGCATTGCCGAGCGTCGGCGTATCTGCGCGATCGGTTCTGACGGCGCCGAGATACTGCACAACGAGCCGTGGGATCACATCCCGTTTGCGGTTGCGTCGCCCATCCTGATGCCGCACCGGCTGGTCGGTCGCTCAATCTACGACATGACGCAGGACTTGCAGGTCATCAAGACCACGCTGATGCGTCAGTATCTCGACAGCGTCTACTCATCGACACTGCCGCGCATAGCGGCCGTCGAGGGCGCCGTAAATCTTGACGATTTGTTGGACGCTCAGGCTGGCGGAATTATTCGCGTGCGTCAGCCCGGCATGATCCAGCCACTGTCCGGCGCGTCTGTGGGTAACGAAATACGCCCGCTGATGGATTATCTCGACACGGTAAAAGAACAGCGCACCGGCATGTCACGAGCCTCGCAGGGTCTGGACGCCAACAGCTTGCAGTCGTCGACAGCGTCAGCCGTCAGCGCGACAGTACGCGGCGCGCAGGTCAAGCTGGAGAGCTACGCACGCACAATGGCTGAGACAGGCGTTAAGGATTTGTTCAAGGGCATCTTGGCGCTTGTGCTAAAGCACGACACCAACGAAAAGATGATGCGCCTCAACAACAGCTTTGTGCCGATTAACCCGGCCGAGTGGAAGTCGCAGTTTGACACCATCGTGCAGGTCGGGCTTGGCACCACAGACGACGAGACCAAAATCGCGTTTTTGACGCAGATCGCGGCGAAGCAGGAGCAGATCCTGATGCAGCTCGGAGCCGACAACCCGCTGGTGTCTGCGACGCAGTACGTCAACACGCTGCGCTCGATTGCCGAGATTGGCGGCTTTAAGGATGCCGATCAATTCTTCAACCCGCCGCAGGTTGTCGCCCAGACGCTGGCGATGCAGAAGCAGCAGGCCGCGCAGCAGCAGCCGCAGCAAGACCCGGCGCTGGTGGCTGCACAGCAAAAGGCGCAGATGGACATGCAACTTGCACAGCAAAAGGCCGAGGCCGACATTGCATTAAAGCGCGAGCGTATGCAGGCCGAGCTTGAGCTTGAGCGCGAGAAGATGATTATGGAAATGGACATGCGGCGACAAGAGCTGGAAGCCGAGGCGCAACTTCGCGTGGCTAAGGCTGTGACCGACGCCGAAATATCAACCAACCTGCCGAGGGCGCAGTAATGAAAAATCCGCCACGCACCACCACGATTAGAGGTCAGAAGCACCTGTTGGCATACATCACGCCGGACGAAGCAAAGCTGTTAAAGGCTATGGGCGGGTCGGGTGAGTTGCATAATGGCATCCCGTCTTACCCTGATTATGGCGGCGACAGTGGCTTTGGTGATGACAGCGACGATCCGGGTGGCGACAGAAGCACTGGCGGCGGCGACGGTGGTGGCGGCGCGGATGATAATGATGGGCAACCAACGGGCATGTCACCCGGCGCAATGGGTGGCAAAATCGGTAGCTCGTATCAAAAGGCGCCATCTGTTGGCGGTGGTTTCGATGTAAATTTGAATAAGGCGATGTCTCGGATAGCTATGGCTCCGCCAAGTCAAAAACTTAATTGGGTTGATCGAGCTATAATGAAGGCCTATCAAAAACGAACACAGCCCGGTCTGCTTGGTATGCTTGGCCTGCCCCTAGGTAGAACTCAGGGCTTTACTCTTACTGACGACCCCAGAAGAGGTATTTTTTCCGGCTTTTCAAACCAAGCGCCGGGGATTGGCACGTTAGGTTTTATTGGTGAAATGTTCCCAAGTATTGGCGAAAAAATGTACGTCAGAACCGGTTTTGACACAGGGCCAATGTTCGACGACGGCAAGGGTCGAGACGATACCGTACCCGCCACATACAACCCCAACACCGGCGAAGCTCAATGCCCAAGCGGTTACATGTTCGACGAGGACTTGCAGGCGTGCCGCTTATCTGGCGGCTTACCCGGCGGCGATGGCGAGGTGATGACAACGTCAGGCCCATATGAGGCTGGCGACTATGCGCGTATGGGCTTGCTTGACATTGCGCCTATGGGCATGAGCCTGTTTGCTGACCGCTATGGCGTGCCGCGGATGGACTTTGACACATCGAACTTGGCGTTTCGGCGTGGCGCGGCAACACGGCCGCAATACTTCAAGCAGGCGCCCGACCTGACAGGATACACACTTTTATCGTAGGAAAAGATGGACAAACACAAACTAAGGGACAAGCAGGCGCGGGCTGAAAAGGCCGCCAGCCTGTTAAGGCATGAGCTTTTTATCGAGGCGTTTGATCATTTGGACGCCAAGTTTATCGAGGCGTGGAAGTCGAGCGAAGTTGCCGACACCGAGGCACGCGAGCGTATTTATAACCTAAGCCAAGCGCTTTATGCTCTAAGGGGGTATTTTCAAAGCGTGGTAGAGGATGGTAAGTTGGCCGAGGCGCAGATAGAAGAGTTAAAGCGCCGCAATATTATTAACAACATAAGGTGATGACATTATGGTCGATAATCCGAATGGAACCGACACTCTTTCAATGAATGACGCATTAAGCCTTCTGAGCAATCCCCCAGCGGATACTGCGGCAGAAGAGAACGAAGCTGAAGAGCAGCTTCAACAGCCCGAAGCCGAGGCACTAGATGCCGCCGCCGACAACGCCGACGAGGCGCCGGATGACGACATCGACGATGATGAGGCTAGTGACGGCGAAGATGACTACTACGATGATGACGACGACGAAGTTGTCGAAGAGCCTCAGCAGACCTACAAAGTCAAAATTGACGGCGAAGAGGTAGAGGTAGACCTAGACGAACTGCGAAACGGTTATCAGCGGCAGCAGTCATTTACTAGGAAGTCGATGGAATTGGCTAACCAACGCAAAGCCTTCGAGCAAGAGGCAGCCGAGGTTAAGCAGCTCCGAGACGCCTACGCGCAGCAACTTGATCAGTTGAGCGCCCAAATCCAACAGACAGTCCAGCAGGAACCTGATTGGAGAGCATTAGCCGACACAATGAGCGAGCGTGACTTGTTCCTAGCTAAGACCGAATGGGATCAGTACAAGGAACAGCAGAAGACAGTCGAGGCCGAGAGGCAGCGCGTCGCTCAGGAACAGATGCACGACCATCAGCGCAATCTGGAGAAGCACTTGCAGAACCAGCGCGCCGATATGTTGCAGCGCATACCTGACTGGCAGAATGACGACATTCGTGAGAATGAGCGTCAGGAAGTCATCAAGTACGCACAGCGTCGCATCGGGTTTAGTGAAGAAGAGATCGCCAACGCGTCTGACGCGCGGGCTATCGAATTGCTTTACAAGGCGTGGAAGTGGGACAACCTTCAGTCGAAGAAACCCGCCGCCAAAAAACGCACCCGGCAGGCGCCAAAGATGGCTAAGGCAGGACGCCCGAAGACCAAGCGAGAAGTTGCTACCCGTTCTCAGCGTGAGGCACGAAAGCGTTTTGAAGACGCCGGGACTGTCGACGCTGCCGTAAATTATCTGATGGGCAGATAGCCCGAGGAGAAAATAAAATGACTACTTTTGCAACAGGAGCGGCTATTGGTGAGCGCGAACAGCTCGCCGATATTATTTACCGCATCGACCCTGCTGAAACACCAATTTTCAGCAACGTAAAAAAAGAGACCAGCAATGGTATCTTTACTGAGTGGCAGGTCCAAGAATTAACTGCGGCATCTGCTACCAACTATCACAATGAAGGTGCGACCACTGCGACAGCAGCGGCGACCCCAACAAGCCGTGTTGGAAATTATCACCAGATAAGCAAGAAAATTTTTGCCACGAGCGGGACCCTCGATGCTGTTGACACGGCGGGCCGTGAACGAGAGCATAATTATCAAAAGGTCCTCAAGGCCCTTGAGCTTCGTCGCGACATCGAGAAGGCAATCGGTGACACCGACGTTGCCCGCTCTGGTAACGACCCACGCAAGTCAGCGTCACTGTCTTGCTGGATCACAAACGGCTCAGTCGGGGCCACTGCCGGGGCCTTTGCCACTGGCGACGGGACCGACACGATCACCGGCGGAGACGACAGGGCCTTAACACTGGCCCTCATCGAGGACGGCATGCAGGATGCGTGGACCGACGGCGGTAATCCTCGCCTGATGGTCGCCAGTGCCACTAACCGGGCCAACTTCTCAGACCTGTCAGCGTCTGGCAATCTGGTGTCAAACGACGTGAACATGACTGCCGCTAAGGAAGTCACATATGTCGGTTCGACTTCAGTGTTCCTGACTGACTTCGGTACTGTGGAAGCTATCCCATCACGCCTGATGGGCAACGACCGGGTGTTCTTGGTTGACCCAGACTTTGTGTCAATCTGCACACTGAACGGCCGTAACTTCCTTGAGGAAGACTTGGCAAAAGACGGCGACGCCACAACCAGCCACATTGTGGTTGAGTGGGCGCTCAAGCCGACCGCGCCCAAAGCCCACGCAGGAATTTTTGACCTAAGTGGTTCATAATAAAGGATTTTTTCCTTTTGAGGGGGCGGGCGACTGCCCCCTCTCTTCCAATTTTCATAGGTGGAATATGAAGCGCGTAGTACAAAAAGACCCGCTAACCGGCAAAGAGATTTATCTGCATCAAAACAACGACGGCTCGACATACCTTGAGCAAAAGCAAAGTTTTGAGGGCTTGGTAAAATTAAACCGGCAGATGAATAACGACTACCAAAAGGGCAACATGATCGGCAACACGCAGCGCCACATGCAGCATGTAGCGGAAATCCCAAACGTCGTGTATAATCACCTGATTGAGACGCTTGGCACACCGCAGGAAAACCCGAAGGGTTGGAAGGCGTGGCTAAACGACAACCAAAACCGTGACTTTAGAACAGGCGGCGGAACCGTATAATGGCAGTCGACACATACACAAACCTACAGCTCGCCATAGCCAATTTTCTGGCGCGTGACGACTTAACGGCGCAGATACCGGATTTCATCACAATGGCTGAGGCGCGCATGAGCCGCGAGCTTGAGACGCGCAGTCAGGAAAAGCGCGTCACCGCGTCGACTGTTGCGGGCAACGAATACCTCGCCCTGCCGGTTGACTTGCGTGAGGTGCGTGAGGTGAAGCTAAACACCACGCCGCTGACCGTGCTGTCCTACTACAGCCCGTCTGCTCTCGACACCAAGTTTTCGTCGGGCGGTGCGGGCAAGCCGCTGGGCTACAGCATCATCGGCGACGAGATCAAGCTGCGCCCGATACCGGACACAACCTACACGGTTGAGATTGTCTACATCGGCACGATCGAGGCGCTGTCAGCCGCAAACCAGACAAACAACATCCTTAGCCGGTCGCCCGACGCCTACCTTTACGGCGCACTGGCCGAGGCGTATGCTTACCTGCTAGATGAGACGCGTGCGTCGCAGTACCTGCAACGGTTCAACCTTGCGC